CACGATGAACTGTGATATCACGTTGGAATCCCCAGATACGGTTTTCTGGGAATGTCAATACAACACGGTTTGCTGGCATCAAAGGAACTTCCAAAAGTGGAAGACCAAGAACACGGTAAGCAATTGGAGCACCAAGTACTTGTGGTTCTTGACCACCAACAACTCTTTCAACGATTCTTTCGCTGTTTAAGTTGCCTGATGAGCCTAGTCCGTTGATGATTGCTGATACTGTTTCTGTATCTGCGTAGAACTTCATTGCAGCACGTGATGCACGATATTTACGTGGCATTGCTAATACCAATGCTTGTAAATCTTCTACATCTGTACCGAATGTTGCTGTGTTTGTTGAAGCATTTTCTTTTGCAACGAAGCCTTCCATGATGTTCAAGAAAGCATTGGAACCTGTTCCAGTTCCGTTGATTGCAAGATCTTCAAGATCGTTTGCGAATGCACGAGTCATTACACGAACTAAATGATCTTCTAATCCTGCACCTTCCAAGTTATCTTCTAGTGCTTCTGTTGATACTTCCCAGTCAAGGCGAATTTTCTTTGTTGAAAGTTCTACCTTTGTGAAAGTAACACCTGCGTTTGTGTAAGTTGCATCTGCTTGAGCAGCGGCACGGATTACACGTTCTCCAACATTTAGTTTTTCAAGTTCTGCTGCATTGGTACGCATTGTTACTCTGCGACCATCACGAGCCAAAACTTGTTGTTCGAAAATGTATTCGATAAATTGACGAGACTGTTCTGGTGAAAGGATACCACCATCATTTGTAGTGGAACCATAAACACCTAGATCACCTGCTGCTGGAGCGGATACTGCACCCACGCCACCAGACACGATTGATCCTGTTGAAGCAGCCTTTTCTAAAATTTCATCTGCCATAATTATTTCACCTCCCAGTGAACTTAGCGATATAGGTCAGCGGATTTGAGGAAACGCCCGCCCCACATGCTTTTTGTTGTTATTTTTTCTTCTTGAACGATCCCGCCGAGATCGCCAGACTTGCGGACTGCTGTGTCGTCTTCTAGTGAGTCAACACGCTTTCCAAACTCTTCTACATTGCCTTTTACTGCTGTTAGTTCCTCTTTAGCGGAAGCAATGTCTTTTTTCAATGATGCCACTGTTTCATTTAGTGACTTTACTGTTGCCACCAATTCTCCAAGTGCTGAAGCAACTGTATTTTGAACCTCATCAATAGATTCTTGTACTGTACCTACAGCCTTTGCCAAATCAGCAGGTGCTTCTTCGGCAGGAGTGGCGGCATCTTCTGCTGGAGCATCTTCCACTTTTTCTTCAGCAGGTGCTGCTTCTTCAGCAGGTGCTGCTTCTTCTGCAGGTGCTGCTTCTTCAGCAGGTGCTGCTTCTTCTGCAGGTGCTGCTTCTTCAGCAGGTGCTGCTTCAGGTGTGGATTCTTCTTCAGATTTTACAATGTTTTCTTCTGCTGCTACAACTTCTTCAGTTGCTGCAACTTCAACATTTTCATTTGCCATATTATTCCCCTCCTTAATAGGATTGTCAGCCTTGGTTAATTGTTCACCAAGTCTAATTTTCTGCGATGCTAATAAACCTTTAATCACAGAATTCTTTTCGTTATCATTTGATTCAACGAAGCCAATGTTGCTCATGCCTTTATCGCAAGATGGGCATGCAGAGGATTCGTCTTGAGAAAGTCTAATGAGTGAATCAGGTTCACACCAGTAAACATTTTCAAGGTCTACCTTACTAATGATACCATCTATTTTATTTTGGCCATCAGCCAATTTTTCAATTGACACAATGTTTGCAAATTGATTTGCTGGGTTGTCTACCAATGAGAGTTCGTGGAGGTCATAGTCCTTAATAACACGAACCGCTTTATCCATGTCGGTGTTGTATATGCTTTCAGAATCTTTGATGCTGCCACCAATAGAAAAGCCAGAAAGAGTGCCATCAAGAACTTTTTCCCAAGTATCTTGAGCACCTTTAGAAATATAGGCATCTACATACACCCCATTATAAAATTTGTCTTCTTCTTTATTGTAAAATTTATCTGATTTAAATGACACTACCCTGCCGACTGCAATAGGCATGTGCATTTCACGAAGGTTGCCACGAAAACGTTCGAAGGCCTTGACGCTTACATCTGTTGGGACAATATCGTCTTGCTTGTCAACGTTGTCAAGGGTTGCGAAACCAGAAACCATTCGTTTCTCTTTATCGACTTTAGCAATTGGCATGGATAACTTGATACTGTTATCTTCTGAGTGCCAGAATGCTTTATGCATGTTAGTCATACTACCTCTATTATAATAAGTGTTTATAGGTATTTTTAATATTATAACACTATTGTTGTCTTCTACCCTCGCCCTGTGGATTTCGTCCATCAGTGGTTGAAGTAGAATCTGATGCGTTGTCGGTTCTTGCTTGGTCTCTTAGTCTGTTACCTGTGGCTTGTGCGGTCTGCTCTGCTCTGGCTTGTGCACCCATCAATACTGGATCTGAGCCACCTGGTCTTACAGGGTATCCAAGTCTTTCACGGACTTCGTTAGGAACTAGAACTTGCATACGAAGGTATCTCTCATCAATCTGACTTTGAGTTTGTTCGTCAGTAAGTGTTAGTTCATTAAACTTTAAAACTACCATATCTGTTTTTTCTTTAACAATCTTATTGATAGTCTTTTCGAGGTTTCTTTGAGATGGTCTTGCAACTTGCTCTTTAAATGTTCTGTCTGCGACTAGTGCAGATGCGATTGATACCCCTGCACCTCCACCAACTTTTGAATAAGGAACTTGATGTGCCATGAGAATGTCATCACGGTTAGCCTTGCGGTATCTATCGAATGATCCATCTTGAACACCGTTCTCAATTGGATCTAATTTAAATTCAACCTTATTATCTTGGCTATCTCCAGGAAGTGGTATAAACAAAGTTCTGTGACTTTGTCCCTTTAATCCAGCCTGCATAAATCTAAAGAACTTATCTTCTGCATCTGAACTTAGTTTGGCACCCTTTAAGGTTGCAATATATCTAGGAACAGCCTTGTTTTCAAAATAGTCAACATTGTATTTTGCTGCTAATTCGTTTCCTACCATTGAGGTTGCTGCTGCCACTGTATCTGGAACTCCATAGTATGAGTTCTTTGGTGAATATTTCTTAATGTGAATTAATTCATTTGGTCTATTATCGTTTGTTACTGGATTTGCATCTTTACCTTGAAAGTTTCTAAAGTATACAATTCTTTGATTTACTATCTGAATGTACCCATCACGCATACGGCGAACTCTAATTGTTGTTGCTGGAATATGTCCAATGTATCCGATTTCTCCATTGACTTTTCTTCCAACTTCAATGTATCCGTTTCCTACTGTTTCAACATCTGTATATACTTTTTCCAAAACATGTGTAAATGTATCTTCATCGTTTAGGCTTTCTAGCCAATCTGTCAATGCTGCTTTTGTTCTTTGAATCTTTCTTTGTGCTCTCATTAAAGATTCTTCGTTTGGTGCTTCTTCTAATCTTGCTATTGTCATGTCCGTCATTTCAAATCCGTATCCAAGACCTACTATATTGGATACCTTTGCACTGATTGCCGCATGATTTGCAAATGAGTTTTCATAAAAATATGCTAGTTCATCTAGGTTGTATGGCGGGATCACTACATCAAAAAGACCATATGCTGTAACCATATCTTGTTCTGGAAATAGTTGTTTAGACTTTGTATCGTCTATACCAGCAAATGCTTTATTTACAACTCTTGATGCCTTACGTTTAAAATTATGTGTCATTCCATCGTATGATTTTACTAGTTCAACACTAGTGCTAAATGGGTCATTTTTTTCTTTTTTTTCTGACCTATCAAGATTATCTATTCTTGCTACTAATTCGTCATTGTCCATGTTTTCTAAATCCTTTTTCTGCAGCCATCCAAGCACCGATATCTGTTTCACTTGGAATTAGGCCTGATTTCATTCTTTCTATTTGCTCTGCGTGTTGTTCTTCTGTTACTCTATTTACTCCAGCCATAAACTGAACCTTACCAGCAGGGGCACCGTAATGTTCTGCTGCTTGTCTTAGTTTGGCCATCTTTTCTAAATCATATGGTCTACCTGGAATGTTCATGATATTTCCATTTCCATCACCGAATGGTTTATTATCTAGGTCACACATCCAGACATAAATACCCCAGTCTGATTGTTTTTCTACTACTGTTATCTTAGGCTTACCATTATTCTTTAGTTTTTTATTATTCATGACACCAAGTATACCATATTATACTGGTTTGCCAACATATTGATCCCACTCAATATCAGAAAATACATCTGCACCTTCAGATTCTAACTCAACAATTGAATCATCTGAAATAATAGAGTTAGATATACCTAAGAATGATCCAAATATTCTTTCTCCGTCAATAATATAAGTTAAAGTTGTTCTTCTTTCAATCAAATCTAACCAGAATGAAATATACCAATCTTCCCATTGAAGGTCTACTTGTTGTATCTGATTGTTGATTAATGCCTCGGTGGTCTTAACCTGCTGCCAAATTCTTTCATTAATACTTTGACCCAAAACTAGGGATGATCTCTTGAAGAAGGCCATATTGTTGTATACAAATCCGTTATAAAGTTCTAATTGTCCAGATACCCCATTGACAGGAATGGATTCTCCAAAGGACATTACTAATGATGTCCACATTAGGGGTTTGATAACAGGGTTTTGAATCTTTATACCATTTTGATAGAAATCAATAGTTATATCTTCATATCCAGTTTCTGAGTCATATACCTTTATAAATCCTCTTTTAGCATTTCCAGATACTTCTGGAATTAAGAAGATATCTAGTTCTTTATTGGGAGTTATGATTCTTCCTAGTTTCTTTGGTTCTGATATATATTCATTTTGATTATACATAAGCCATAATTGCATACCGCCAAAAATATACTCAGATGACTTCTGACTATTGATAGGTATTGAGAATCCCTTAACTACCCCAACTTCTCCCTGTGTCATACACTGAATTCCTGAGTCACCTGTTAGGTATAGGTATGGTGTTGAGTCTTTATATATTCTAAAAGGATTCTTTGATTTATGTGAGTATACATTTCCATACTTGACCACTGGATATATTTTGTTTCCAGTCTTTGTATTGATTGCAAAGAACTCTGTATCGTTATGAACTACTGAACTCAAAGACATGCTAGGAATTGCTGTAGGATAAGTTTGTATGCCAGTAGATTTAACTTCTAAGTGAACTGTTATGTAGTATTCTTCAAAGTCAATTAGTTCTTTTGGTGGGAATATAACAGATCCGTCAACTACTTCAAACTTTGTAGATATTACGTCTAGGCTGTTATCAAAGTCAACTACCCTAGGGTTTGTATTTTGATCTACATTTGAGTATTGTGAATAAGGTATCTTTCCTACTTGGGAATAGTGCTGTAGTGTTATATAAGACTTTAATGCGTGATTTTCAAACTGACTATTTTGATGTTGTGGAATATTAACTATTGGATTTGAAGAGTAGTCAATATTAAACTGAATCATGTCTAGGTCGTAGTAAGAATTGCCAAACTTGTCTGTGATGTATTTGCCAAAGTATGAAAGTGGCATAGAGTTTTCCCAATAACCAGAAGACGCTATATCAAAGTAAACTACTGGACTTGATCTATCTGGCCTAAATGTGTAGCATCCTATGTATTGCAATACTGTTGGGTCTACATTTGGATCGTAGTCTATAAATCCATTATCTGTAAACCACTCTGTTGTATCTTTGTCTGTAAAGAACTTATTGTTCATGGTAACGTTAAATATTTTTCCTGTAAATGTATTGGTTCCGTCCCCACCTACGCTTAGAGATACGTTTTGTGGATTAGAGAAGAAGTTTCCAACTAATCCGCTTGATGTTATCTTGTCTAGGTCTAAGCCAACCATAAAGTACTGTGAAGCAGATGTGGATGCTGAGTGAACTAGGTCTTCGTTATATAGGTATTGAATACTTGAACTATTTAGGGCTACTTCAAATATATTGTTATTTGCAGCATTAGTAAATTTCATAATAGTTTTTTTAGTATTTATTAAAGGATCTGTAGTTTCAAATATTCCAAATATTGACTTTGTTGGCGAGGATAGTTTGGCTATGTTATTAAAATATAAATATGAGTTTTGAGTATATTCTTCTTCATCTGGTCTAAACTTAAAGAATGTAGCACTTCCAGCCTGTATTGCATAGTTATCAGCATATATGTCTAAATCACCTATATCTT